TATCCGGCATACCAGGGCTTGAATCTGCCCGTCAATCAGGCTTTCGCCTTGGGGCCTTAAACGAGCCCCTGATACCCCCGACACTGGGCACCTTAGGCGATCAGATCAGATCGGTGGGGGAACAGTGGCACGCATCGAAATCTTCCGGACGGGACGGCACACCTCCATGGGTGGCCAGTCGATCGACTTCACGGACGCTGATCTGACGGCCGTCGCCGCTTCCTACGACACTGGCGCGCATGAAGCGCCGATCTGCATTGGCCATCCCCAACATGACGCGCCGGCCTATGGCTGGGTCAAGGGCATCCAGTTCGCCGATGGCTTGCTGACTGTCGATGCCGAAGACGTGGATCCCGCCTTCGCCGACCTGGTGAAGGCCAAGCGCTTTAAGAAGGTGTCAGCGGCGTTCTATGCGCCCGACTCGCCGAACAATCCGAAGCCCGGTTCCTACTATCTCCGCCATGTCGGTTTCCTCGGAGCCCAACCTCCCGCCGTGAAGGGCCTGAAGCAGGTCGCTTTCGCTACCGATGACGACGCGCTGATCTTCGCCGATGGGAGCGATATGACGGTGGCCAGCGTCCTCCGCAACATGCGTGACTGGATGATCGGCAAGTTTGGCCAGGAAGACGCCGATAAGGCGATACCGGGCGATATGGTCGACAGCATCCGCGACGGCGCAATTGCGGCGGCTGGCGACGACGCCGCCCTTGACGGCGGTATCAACAGTTCCTCTTACGCCGAGGGTGACGGTGCCGGAAGCGGCGCGGACGCCGGTGACGGCAGATCCTCCCCTGCCGACGCCGAGCGTGCCGCCGAGCTCGATGCGCGTGAGAAGGCGCTCGCCGATCGCGAAGTGAAGTTCGCCGAACAGGAACGCCTCAATTCCGCCAACGGCCGCAAGGCCGAGCTGCTGACCTTCGCCGAGGGCCTGGTCCGCGAGGGCAAGCTCCTGCCGGTCGAACGTGAGCGCGTCGTTGCCGTTCTGGCAGCACTCGATCCCGCTGGCACGGTCACCTTCGGCGAAGGCGACAAGGCTTTGACCGAGACCGTCATTGACAGCCTCAAGACTGTCCTCTCCGGGCTGCCCAAGCGCGTCGAGTTCGCCGAGATCGTCAAGCCCGTCGTCGGCGTCAAGGATGCCGGCTTCGTCACGCCACCCGGCACCGTCGTCGATGAGGGGCGGCTTGAGCTGCACAACCAAACCGTCGCCTTCCAGGAAGCCAATCCCGGCACCGACTATTCCACGGCCCTTAAAAAGGTCGCCGCCCTTAACGGAGAACCCGCATGAGCCAGCAAGCTACGACGCTCCTCGAGCATTCAGTCACCGCCGCCGGTGTCATCGCCCAGCGCCGCTGCGTCACCTTCGGCAACCTACAGGCGACCGTGGCGGGTTCGAAAGTGCTCGGCGTCGCGGTCACTCCGGCCGCTGCGGCCGGTGCCGTCATCCCGGTCGCCATTATCGGCACCTGCATCATCGAAACGGGCGGCGTCTTCGCCATCGGCGCCACGCTGATCACCGACAACCAGGGCCGCGCCGTTGCCAATACCGGTGCGCTGGCTCTTGCGGCTGGCGCTGTTGCCGTCACCTCGGTCGCCGTCAACGGCGCTACCGACCTGGTCGGCTCCGATCTGCCCGAGTTCGTCATCGGCATCGCGCTCCAGGCGAGTGCCGCTGCCGGTTCCTTCATTGAGATGAAGCTTCCGTAACCATCATTAACGCCGGGTGCTTCTAGAGCCGGCCAAACCTTAGGGGATCACCCGAGATGTCGCAGAACCTTCCTTCAGTCCGCCTAATCGATCCGGTACTCACTACCGTTGCACTCGGCTACTCCAATCCGATGTTCGTCGGAGGTCTTCTGTTTCCGCGCGTGCCGGTCAATATCTCGGGCGGTCAGATCCTTCAGTTCGGCAAAGAAGCGTTCATGGCCTACAACGCCAGGCGCGCGCCTGGTGGCACCACGAAGCGCATCGAGTTCGGCTATCTCGGCGCGCATTACGCGCTCGAAGAGGACGCGATCGAGACCAAAGTTCCGCGTGAAAATCTCCGCGACGCGGCGGTCGTTCCCGGCATCGATCTCGGCACCCGCGCCGTCAATATCGGCATGCGGGTGATCAGTCTCAGCCTCGAAGTCGAACAGGCTGGCATTGCGTTGAATGCCGCCAACTTCGACGTCAACCATAAGATCGCGCTGTCCGGCACCACCAAGTGGTCAAACGCTGCGGCCAATCCGGTTTCGCAGATCGACGGCTACAAGGAAAACATTCGCGGCACGGTCGGCGTCTATCCGAACAAGCTCGTCTTGAGCCCGCAGGCCTTCGTCGCCCTGAAGAACAACCCCTTCGTCACGGCCCGGTTCCAGTATCTGACGGCCGAGGCGATCACCGAGGATATGCTGGCCGGCCTGTTCAACCTCGAAAAGGTCGTGGTCGGCAAGGCCATCCAGTCCGACGATCTCGGCAATTTCACGGACGTGTGGGGCAACAACGCGTTCCTGGCCTACGCGCCGGATAACCCCGGTGGCCTGGAAGAGCCGAGCTTTGGCTACACCTACACGATGATGGGCCATCCGCTGGTCGAACCGCCCTATTGGGATAACGGCACCAAGAGCTGGATCTACGGCGAGACCATGGAGCGCGTGCCCGTGATCACCGCTCCTGCGGCCGGCTTCCTCATTCAGACCCCGGCGTAACGGGCTGGCGCTCCAAGCGCCCGCTCCTACCGCTTCCACACGAGAAGGATTTGGTTCTATGGCCGTTAAAGCAAAAGTTACCGAGGCAGAAGCTGTTGAGGGCGTGAAGCGCTATCGGATCGACACTATGCTTGGCGTCAGTTCCGACAAGCTCGGCAAGGCGTCGTTTGTCGCAGCCGGCTCGATCCTGAACGCCACGGATTTCGACGAAGACGAGCTCGCCGAGCTCGTGGCCTGCAAAGCCGTCGTCGAGCTCCAGTAGCGCGCAAGTCAGGCGTCGGCAGTGTCATACTCCACCCAAGCTGCGCTGATTGAGCGTTTCGGTTCCGCCGAAATCCAACAGATCAGCGACATCAATCAGACCGGCGCGATCGACGCCGGCCGGGTGACGCAGTATCTTGCCGACGCCTCGACGCTGATCGACGGCTATATCTCCGGGCGCTATGCCCTGCCGATCCCGGCCGGCAATATCCCGTCCGTGCTGGAGAAGCTCTGCGGCGACCTGACCCGGTACATGATGGCCAAGCGGCCGACCGAGGAAATGCGCAGCCGCTACACGGACGCCATCTCCCTGCTCAAATCCGTCGCCAATGGCCAGTTTGATCTCGGCCTTGACCCGACCGGCAAGCCGGCCGTGGACACCTCCGGGCCGACGATCGCCAATGATCCGGGCCGCGTCTTCACCAGCGACACGCTGTGCGACTACACGACGATCCAGGGATCCTGGTCATGAGCCGGATCGCCACCGTTGAGGACGCGATCATTGCCCAGCTCAAGACGACGCTGGGCAATAAGGTTCGCGCGGTCAGCTCCGCGCCGAACGCGTTTTCTGGACAGGAAGCGGCCGACCGTTTGCGCCTGGCGCCGGCCTGTTATGTCGGCTTCATGGGCGGCGACAGCGAAGGCACTCAAGTCACTCCGGCGATGGATGGCAGCTTCGTCGTCTATGTCGTGACAGAGAACGCGGCCGGCGAAGAAGCCCGGCGTCGCGGCGACGTGACGGCGATCGGCGCATATGACCTGGTGGAAATCACCGCCTCGGTCATCCACGAGCTGACGGTGCCAGATATCGGCACGCTGATGTTTTCCGGCTGCTTCAACCTGTTCGCCGAGGAACTCGATCAGATCGGGCTCTCGGTCTACTCGGTCGCCTTCAAGGTGCCGATGTTCCTGCCGCTGCCGGATCTGAGCGCCACCTTGAACAATTTCGCGACATTCGAAGCGCAATACGACATCGCACCCTTCCTCACGCACACCGAACCGCTGCCCGATGCCGCCACGTCCGTGGATGCGGGCTCCGACCAACTCTCTCTGCCGCAATAGGAGCCGTCATGGCCGTCGATGACATGATCACTTACAAGGCCGCGCCGGATCGCACGGTGCTTGATCCGAAGACGAACCGTCCGATCCCGGATGAGGGCATCACCGTCAGCATCCACGATCCCTACTGGTGGCGGAAGTGGTCCGAGGGCGACGTGTTCGAAGAGACTTCGAAGCCTGCCGCCAAGGCCGCAGCCGGCGCACCGCTAAAGCCCGCAACCGAGTTGAAGGAGTAATCCAGTGCCCATTTCCTTCAATTCAATCCCGGTTGGCGGCTCGATCCTCGTTCCCGGCCAATATGTCGAGTTCGACAACAGCCAGGCTAACCAGAGCACGCCGGCCAAGCCGAACAAGATCCTCATCATCGGTCAGATGCTGGCGACCGGCTCCGCCACGGCGAATATCCCGGTCAAGGTTCCCAACATCATGACCGCGATCCAGCTATTCGGGCGCGGCTCGATGCTGGCCAATATGCTGACCGCTGCCAAGCTGGCCAACAACTTCACTGAAATGTGGGCGATCGGCCTGACCGATAACGTTGCCGGCACACAGGCGAGCGGCACGCTGACCTATGGCGGCTCTGCGACCGTCGCTGGTACCCACACACTTTATATCGGTGGCACGGCGGTGCAGATCCCGGTCGCGGTCGCTGCGACCCCCGCTTCGCTGGCAACAGCCATGGCAGCCGCGATCAATGCGCTGCCCGATCTGCCGGTTACCGCCGCTGCCGCTGCCGCCGTCGTTACGATCACGGCGCGGCATAAGGGCGTCGCCCCGAACGATATCGATCTGCGCAACACCTATTACAACGGTGACCAGTTCCCGGCCGGCATGACGGCGGTGATCGTTGGCATGGCTGGCGGTACTGCCAACCCGCTGCTGACCGCCGCCATCGCTGCGACCGGTACCGACTGGTACAATCATTGGGGGATGCCCTATCTCGACGGTGCGTCGACTACGGCCATCCAGGCGGAGCTTGATCGACGCCTCGGGCCGCTGGTGATGCAGGAAGGCCATTGCTACATGGCGATGGTCGGCACGCAGAGCCAGGTGACGACGTTTACGACGACGCTCAACACTCACGAGTTCTCGATTATCGGCACGCAGAAGTCGCCGACGCCCTCCTACGTCCTGGCTGCCGTCGCTTGCGCCGTGGCGGCTTACAACTCCGACATCGATCCGGCACGGCCGCTTCAGTCGCTTCCTTTGATCGGCGTGCTTCCGCCCGCGATCCAGGATCGTTTCCAGGAAAGCGATCAGCAGCTTTGCCTTCAGAACGGTGCGGCAACCTTCATGGTCGACGCCGGTGGCAATGTGCTGATCCAGCGC